AGGCCGGCGCCGTCGTCGCCGTCTGGGGCATCGCCCAGCGTGACGCCCTGGAGAACGACGTCCTCCCGATCCTCTGCGCCCCCGGCGCCATCGACGGCTGAAGCCCGGCCCTCCCTCCGTTCACCAACTCGAAGAAGGCTTGTCGTCCATGGCTCCGAGGCGTCCATTCCCCGTCGATCCGGTCATCACCGCCCTGGCGATCGGCTACCGCAATCAGGCGCAGGATCTGATCGCCGATCTGGTGATGCCGCGCATCCCGGTCCTCGGGGAGCGGTTCAAATGGACCGAATATCCCATCGCCGACCGCTTCTCCGTGCCGGATACCCGCGTCGGCCGTCGCGGCAAGGTCGAGCGCGTCGAGTTCTCCGGCGTGGAGCGTTCCGGCGCCGTCGAGGATTACGGCCTGGAGGACGCGATCCCGATCTCCGACATCGACGAGGCGGAGAACCAGCGCAATCGGGGGCTCGGCAACATCGACCCCGAGGCGATCGCCGCCGAGGGGCTGACCGACCTGATCCTGCTCGATCGCGAGATCCGTGTCGCGGCCGTCGCCCAGAACCCGGCGAACTACGCCGCCAACAAGCGCCGGGTGCTGTCCGGCGGCGATCAGTTCTCGGACTACGTCAATTCCGATCCCATCGGCGTGATCAAGGCGTGCTGCCAGGGCACGCTGATCATGCGGCCGAACACCATTTCCCTGAGCCGGGACACGTGGACCGTGCTGTCCTCGCACCCGCACCTCGTCAACGCGATCAAGGGCAACGTCACCGGGCGCGGCATCATCAGCCCCGAGGATTTCGTCCGCCTGTTCTCCGGCGAGGGGATCAAGCGCCTCCTGATCGGCGAGAGCTTCGTCAACACCGCGCGCCGTGGGCAGACGGAAGTGATCTCCCGCGTCTGGGGCAAGTCGATCCAGTTCCACTACACGAACCCGCAGGTGCGCCCCGAGCAGGGCGGGATGACCTGGGGCTTCACCGCCCAGTACGGCACCCGCATCGGCGGCAAATGGCCTGACAAGGACGTCGGCCTGGAGGGCGGCGTCGTCGTCCGCATCGGCGAGCGCGTCACCGAGCAGGTGGTCGCGAAGGACGTCGGTTACCTTTTGCAGAACGTCGTCCCCTGAGCCCGGCGCCGGCCCGGCCGGTCTGCCTCCCCGCTTGAAGAGCCGTTGAAGGACGCCATCCATGGCCAAGGACACCAGACAGACCCCCACCGGCACCCTCGGCGAACTCGCCCCGGCGGCCGAGCGGGTGGCGCTCGACGCCGCCCCGGCCGGCGCGCCCGTGAGCGCCGGCACCGCCACCGCCGGGAGCGTCGCCGAGGCGGCGGCTTTGCTCGATACGACCGCGATCCTGCGCGAGGTTCCCGGTCCCGGCGTCGGCGCCGAGCGGGTCGCCGATCGCGTGGAGACCGTGCGGGACCGCCCCGTGGAAGACGCGATGCGCCCGTCCACGCCTCCGGCGACCCCCTTCATCGATCCGGAGGACGTGCCCGGCCGGCGCAGGGTCGAGGTCGCGACCCGCATCACCCATGACGGCCTCGACTACACGCCGGATCACACCGATCCCGCCCGCCGGTCCGTCCTGCTCGACTTCAAGCAATATTCCGAACTCGCCGCCATCGGCGCCGTGATCCCGCTTTCCTCGCGCGACGTCCGGGACTGGGCCGACGACGAGGACTAGCGGGCGCGCGGGGTAGCTCAGCGGTAGAGCGTTGGGCTCATAACCCAGGTGTCGCCGGTTCAAATCCGGCCCCCGCATCCACGAATACTGAGGGACCGTACAGGGATGTGATCCCCGAGGCGGTCCACCCACGGGGTGAGTGCTGCGTCCCCGTGGGCAGTAGGGGCCAGCACGCCCCGGCCGGCGGGACAAGGTTTCCCGCCGGCTCCCCCATTCACCGGATCACGCGCATGTCCCGCCCGCCCTTCGTCACGCGCGCCGACATCCAGGCGCGCCACCCCCAGCAGCTCGCGGTGCTCGCGGCCGACGAGGACACGCGTCTCGTCGATCCCGTCCGCGTCGACGCCGCGTGCGAGGACGCCTCCACGGAGATCCGCGCGGTGCTCGGCTCGCGCTACGACGCCGCCGCCCTCGACCGGCTCAACGCCGAGAGCCGGGGCGTGCTCCTGCTCTATGGCCTCGACATCGCCCTCTACCGGATCTCGTCGGCGTTCGGCCGCACCACGGAAGAGCTGGGCAAGCGCTACGCCACGGCCATCAAACGGCTGGAGAGCATCGCCGCCGGCCGGGGCAGCCTGGAGACCGAGGAGGCCGGGGCGGTTGCCGGGCCCGGCGACGCGGAGCCCGTGCAGATCGCGCCCGGCGGCGTCGTCATCGACGCGCCCGAGCGCCTGTTCACCCGCCGCCGCTTCGGGGGCCCGGCGTGAGCGGCGTCGGCATCGTCGTCGAGGTCGGCAGCTTCGCGGCGATCGAGGCCCTGATCTCGCGCCTGGAGCATTTCGACGAGGCAGGCCTCCTCACGGACATCGCGGCGATCGGCGAGTTGCAGACCCGCCGCCGGATCGAGGAGGAGAAGACGGCGCCGGACGGCACCGCCTGGGCGCCGAACGCCAAGGGGACGTCCACCCTCCTCCACACGGGTGAGCACTTGCGCGACAGCGTCGCGTCGAGCGTCTCCGGCTCGCAGGCCGAGTGGGGCTCGTCCTGGGAGTTCGCCCACGTCCACCAGAACGGCGCCGTCATCGTGCCGAAGGGCGCCGAGCCCCTGGCCTTCCGCGTCGGCGGCAAGGTTCGGTTCGCCCGCAAGGTCACGATCCCGAAGCGCGAGTTCGTCGGCCTCTCCGCCGAGAACGGCCGGGAGATCGTCGAGATCGTCACCGACTACCTCGGGAGGCTCGCGCAATGACGACGCTCCTCTCCCTCGTCGAGACGTCGCGGGCCTTCGCCCTGCGCACCGCCGCCGTGGCCCGTCTGGCCGCCGAGTTCGAGGGCGTCGAGGTCAAGGCTTGGCCGGGCAAGCTCGACGTCCAGGACATGGTCGAGCGGACGGGCATGAACCCGCCCAGCATCCTCGTGGCGGTGACGGGCCAGCCGGCCTTCGACGACAGGCTGGCGGGCCAGCATGACGAACTCCTCGACCTCACCGCCTACGTCGTCACCGAGGACAAGCCCCTGGGGCCGGCCCGCAAGGTCTATCGTGGCGACGAGATCGGCCTGTCGCTCTGCAACGGTCTCCTCCGGTTCCTTGCGACCGACGCGGCCCGCTGGGGGATCGACGAGGCCGGGCACCCGGAGAACGCCAAGGGGCAGGCCGTCCTCACCCTCGCCGGCCTGAAGCAGGGCACGGCCTTCTTCGCCGTGACGTGGCGTCAGACGGTCCACGGCCAGGGCCGCCAGCTCCCAGCCGCGTTCGAGGGGCCGCCCCCGCCCCTGCCCACCTTCCGGGACGACGCCGCGCCCCCCGGCACCGATCTCACCGTGGAGGTGGTCCGGTGAGCTACATCGCCTCCGAGCTGCGCCGCCTGCGCCGCGAGAACGTCCGCCTCAACCGCAAGCTCGCCCTCATGGAGATGGGCGGCAAGGTGGTCGACCGCGACGAGAAGACGAAGATGGTCCGCCTGGAGATCGGCGAGGACCCGGAGACCGGCGCGAAGATCAAGGGCCCGTGGGTCCGCGTCGCCTCGGCGCTCGGGGCCGGCGGCACCAAGGCTTTCCGCCTGCCGGACCTCGGCGAGGACATGACGATGCGCAGCGCCTCGGGCGTGCTCGGCGCCGACACGGTCGCGCATTTCGGGGCGCACAACGAAGACGAGAACAAGTACCCGGAGAACCAGGCCGGGGACGAACTCGTGATCGAGCGCGGCGACGCACGGATCTCGCTGTCCGGCAAGGGCATCGCCCTGACCAAGGGGGACGAGACCGTGAAGCTCGCGGGCGACGGCCTCACCGTCAGCAAGGGCGGCCAGGGCTTCAAGATCGACGGCGAGGCGCTGGCGATGCTCGGCGTGCTCAAGGCCAAGGGCGGCAGCCGCCCGGCCGTGTTCAAGGGCAGCAAAGACGCGCGCGGCGTCGAGAACGTCGAAGGCAACGATCAGCTCCTTGTCTGAAGGAACCCCCATGTCCGAAGCCAAAACCTACACCACCACCAAGCTCTGCGGCCCCCGCGTCGCCGGCATCCCCGTCGAGGCCGGCAAGGCCGGCACCAAGCTCGACCTCACCCCCGAGCAGGCCGAGAGCGACCTGCGCGAGGGCGCCATCGTCGAGAAGGACGGCAAGCTCTCCGATGGCTTCGGAAAGAAGAGCGGGAAGATCGACGCGCTGCATGCCGGCATCGCCGAAGAGCGCGCCCGCTTCGAGGCCGTGCGGGCCGGCGCGCCTCCGAGCCCCGCCGCACCGGTCGCCGAGGCGCCGGCCGAGCCGGTCGCCGTCCCCCCGCCGGATGCCGGGAAGACTGCGGCCAAAGCCGCCGCGACGGACGCTTGAACGGCTTTTGAAGGGAACGGGCCGTGACCATGATCCGGTATCGGACAGGCATCGATCGACGGACCGGACAGGTGCTCCGGGGCTGGCCGCACTGCCGCCAGTCCATGGGCGTCATCATCGAGACGATGTTCGACGAGCAGGTGATGAACCTGGAGTTCGGCTCCGCACTCATCCGGTTCATCGGACGCAACACCGTCGCGCCGGTCGTGACCAAGGTCTACCGCGCCGCCTTCGTGGCGATCCGCAAGCACGAGCCGGAGTACAGGCCCGCCCGCGTCCAGTTGCTGCGCCTCGACGGCACGGGCGTGCTCGCCCTTGGGTTCGACGGCCTCTACTTTCCGGAGGGCCGGTTCGGGAACTACGCGATCAGTCAACGAAAGGGCGAGGCCTTTCCGCTCCAGGCGGCCGCCATCTTGGGGCAGGCGGCATGACCGCCTACGCCGCCGATACGCTGGATCTGTCGAGGATCGAGGCTGCGGACGTCATTCCGGCGCTGTCGTACGAAAGCACGGTCCAAGCGTTCGTCACCGCTTTTCTCGCGGCGTGGGCCGAGCAGCGGGCGACGCACCCGACGCTCCCCGCCTACGACGTCGAGACCCTCGCGACCGACCCGGCCATCATCGCTGGGCGTGGTGCCGCGTTCGTTCGCCTTCTGGAGCGCGCCGCCTTCGACGATCGCGTGCGCAACCTGTTGCTGGTCTCGGCCAAAGGCCGCGCCCTCGATCTCATCGGAACCACCTATTACGGCGTCGCCCGTATGATCGTGCCGGCCGACGTCGCCACGGGTGCGGCCGAGGTCGAAGAGGAGGATGAACGCTACCGCCTGCGCCTTCAGCTCTCGCCCGAGGCCGGCTTGCCGCGCACGCGAATGCGGGGGGCGCCGCTCGGGACGGCCAAGACGCTCGGCGGCTACCGCTTCCACGCCCTCTCGTGCGATCTGCGCGTCCGGATGGCGGACGCCGCCTCCCTCGCGCGCGGGGGCATCAACGTGGCCGTCCTGGCCGAGGACGGCCACGATCCGGACGTGGTCACGGCCCGCGTCCGCGCGTGGCTGTCCCGCGACGACGTGAAAGGTGGCACCGACATCCTCGACGTGCGCCCGGCCATCAAGGCCACGCCCGAGATCCGTGCCACCCTCTTCGCGCTGCACGGCCCGGCCGAGGACGTGCTCCTTGGCTTGGCGGAGCGGAACCTGCGCGCATTCGCCGGGCAGCGTGGCCCGTTTCGCACCCCGCTTTACGGGCAGGCGATCGACGCGGCGTTGAAGGTGCCCGGCATCGAGTACCTCGCCCGCCACGCGCCGAGCGCCGACGTCCTGGCGCCCTTCGGCACCGTGGTCGAGGTCGGCGCCGTTCGCCTGGATCTCAAGCGCGTGGGGCCGGTCTATGGCTGACGCGCTCGACCTCCTGCCCGGCGCGGCGGCACCCTTCGAGATCGCCCTCCTGGAGGCGCTCCTCGCGTCGATGCCCATCGACGCGGCGGCGGCGTCGACGGTGTGGGATCCGTGGACCTGTCCGGCCCACCTCCTGCCCCAGCTCGCCTACGCCCTCTCGGTCGATCTCTGGTACGACGACTGGCCTGAGCTGAAGAAGCGCTCTGTCATCGCGGCCTCGCCCGAGCTGCACGACCTCAAGACGTCGATCGAGGGCTACCGGCGCTACCTCGCCATCGTCGATTGCCGCCTCGTCGACTATGTCGCCCCGCCGAAGGGCTTCGTCGCGGGCGAGACCCAGACGGACGAGGAGCGCCGTGCCTGGCTGCGCGGCCTGCCCGAGCTGCGGCTCTACACCGGTGTCGAGTTCGGCGCCTTCGACGGCGGCCTCTACGCCGATCTCGGCTTCGCGGATCTCGATCCGGCCCTGGACGATCGCGGGCGCCAGCTCGCCGCGCGCAAGGCCCGGCTGTTCGATCCGCAGACCGGCACGTTCACCCAGATCGGGCCGGTCGACTTCGACCGCCTGGAGGCCGGCGAGACCACGGTGGCGGTCGAGCGCATCGCCCTGCCGGGCCCGTTCGATCCGCTCGCCCTCTACGCCGACCTCGCCTTCGCGGACGCCGCCTGCGCGGTGCCGGAGTACCCGGCCGCTGCCCCCGTCTTCACGTGGCGCACCGACACGACCGGCGCCGTCGCGGCCGGCGCGCTGCTCGATGCCCTGCCCAACGGGCTCAAGGCGGTCGACGCGGCGCCCGAGCGCGTGCCCCTGCGGCGGCTCCTCGACCTCGGCTTCTACGCCGACGTGTCCTGCGCGGACCGCGCCTTCGCGGGCGAGGAGACGGCGGCGCTCGGCTATTACGACGTCTACAAGCTCGCCCGCGTCGGCCAGAAGTCCGGCACCGCACTCTTCGAGGCCGGCGGCTACGCCGACATCGACTACGTCGGCTGGCCGACCCACACCCTCCACCTCCTGGTGGATGCCGGCGGCCCCGCCGACCTTGCCGCGCTCTACGCCGACGTCGGCTTCGCGGACCGCGCCTGCGCCATCGACGACGACCTCACCCGTTTCGATCAGGCCCTGCGCGCCGCCTACGTCGCCTCCGGCCCGGGCTCCGACCACGTCACCCTGTCGGCCGAGACCACCCGCTTCCTCACCCTGTCGGACGGCATCCCGCTCGACGGCTCCTTCCGTTTCGGCCAGCGCGTGCCCCGCGCTGGCGCCTGAGAGGTTCCGCCCATGTTCGATACCGTCGAGATCGGTCTCAATCAGAAAGTCACCAGCCGGGACATCAACCGGATCGGGACGTTCGCCCGCGCGGCGATGACGGCTTCGGTCCGGCACACCATCATGCCGGGACTGGCCTTCGCCGACTTCAGCTTCGTCTACGCCGGCTTCCAGCTCACCGTCTCGGAGGGCTTCCTCTACAAGGACGGCGGCCAGTACCGCGCCGCCGCCGCCACGGTGATCAACCTCGTCGGCGACACGCCCCCGAGCGACGGCCTCAAGCGGATCGTGTCGGTCGTCGGCTATACCATCCCGGCCAAGTCCGACGCCGTCGAGCAGCGTGAGTTCGCGGTGGTGGTCAACCCGGCCACCAACACGGCGGCGGCGGTCTACCAGACCGAGACCCGGCAGGCGACGACGGTCAACCGGCAATCCGCCCAGGTCGCCCGCGTGCTCGGCGACGTCGCCCCCCAGCCGACGGCGCCGATCGTGGCGGCGGATCAGTGCGAACTCGCCCGCGTGGTCCTCACCCGCGCCGGCATCGAGAGCGTGACGATCGTCGAGGCGAACCGGGTGCCGAACCTCAAGGGTATCCAGATCCGCCTGAACGCCGTCGACGCCTTCGTGGCGGGCCAGGGCCTGCGGCTCGACACCCTGGACAAGAACCTCGCGGCCCTGGCCGCCGCCGCCCCGACGCCGACCTCCGAGGCCACGCTCCGGCAGATGACGGCGAACCTCGCCACGCTCAACGAGGTCACCCGGGCCAAGGTCGGGGATCTCGCCTACGGCACCGAGGTCGGCCTCGATCAGCGCTTCACCGACAACAGCGTGGCGGGCTACGCCGCGACCGTCCAGGACGGCATCCGCTTCCCCTGGGTCGCCGCCAAGGAGGCGCCCCTCACCCTGTTCACACCGGGCGACAACGCCGCCCGGATCACCGCCAACCTGCTGCTCCCCGCCTTCGACGAGGAGGCCCGCGTCACCGTCGAGGGCATGGACGGCTCGCTCTCGATCTCCAATCAGGTCAACACCGTCACGACGGCGGTGCAGCGCACGATCTCGCGCTCGGTGGTCCGCACGGGCGAGCCGTTCACGGTCTGCAACAACGGCTCGTTCTGGCAGGCCGGCACCTACAACGCCGCGACCGAGATCTTCACCCGCGAGGGCGAGACCTTCACGGCCCAGGCCACCGGCCTCGATTACGGCGCCCCGGTCGGCTATCCGCCCGGCACGCATATCGAGATGCGGCTCCAGAAGCAGTGGACCGACTACTGGTCCGATACCTACTGGGATCAGGTCACGGTCCAGGTCGGTATCAACGGCACGATCCGGGGCCAGACCTTCAAGGTGCCGGACTTCGGCTACCTGACCTCGATCGAGCTGCCCTTCACCACCAAGGACGCGGCCTTCGGCGTCACCCTCCTGCTCCTGGAGACCACGGTCGGCGCCCCGGCGCTGAAGCGCGTCGTCGAGAAGTGCGACCTCGCGGCGGCCGACATCGTCGCCGACGCGGCCGGCAAGGTGCGGACCCGGTTCCCGTTCCGGCCGGTCTACGTCGATCCGGGCAAGCTCTACGCCTGGGCCACCGTGACCAAGGGCAGCTATGCCTTGGCGACGGTGAAGAACAACAAGTTTGCCGAGGGCACGTCCTTCAACTCGACCGACAACGGCGAGTTCTTCGCGGGCGACACGGACGTCGACTTCGCCTTCACGGCCAACTTCGCCCGGTTCAAGGCGCCGCGCGTCGAGCTGCGCATGAACGACATCGACAACGTCAACGGTGACGTGATCTCGGCGCTGAAGATGCTCTACGGCTCGGTCGTGCCCTCCGGCTGCAAGATCGTCCACATGGCCCGCCGCTCCGGCGGGGCGTGGTTGCCGGTCGCCCAGCTCACCCCGGATCGCACGCCGCCCGAAGAGGTCGTGGCGGGCCCGTTCGCGACCCTGCCGCTGCCGGTCTCGGTCCAGCACAAGATCGTGCTGATCGGCACCACCACCCTGATGCCGGCGATCGACCTCGCCCAGGCCTGGGTGACGGCGCTGAAGCTCGGCACCACCCTCAACCACTTCACGCCGGTCCTCAACCTCGGCACCACCTGCAACCGCGCCGAGGTGCTGGTGACGGTCGACGGGCCCTTCGTGCCGGCCAACCACACCAACGGGTGCAAGCTCGTCGTCAACGGCGTCTTGGTCTCGCCCACGGCGACCTCGGTGGCGATCGACCCGAACAAGCCGGGCAAGCGCACGATCACCTATGCCTTCACCTTCGCGGACGCGACGAGCCTGCGGATCAACGTGACGGGCACGATCGCCTCGATGCTCTCGACCTACCACGTCGACAATCGCTTCTTCCGCGCCTGGCGCGTCTGACCCGGCCGGCGGCCCCGCCGCCGCGGTCCCCCGCCCGTTCCGCACCTTCAGGAGAAAGCCGCCATGGCAACCCGGAAAACCCCCTACGACCCGGCCAAGCGTTATGCCCTCGTCCTCGCGCAGGTGGTGCAGCTCGACGGCTTCACGATCCGCCCCGGCCCGACGCCGGGCGAGGCGCCCGCCGTCTCGGGCGCGTTCGCCAACCGCATCGCGGCCGAGCAGCCCGACGCGATCGTCGAGGCGCGCGAGCTGGCGCCCGAGCCCGAGGCGCCCGAGGCGCCGTCGCAGGTCCACGAGGACGCCGATGGAGTGGTGACCGTTGTCAACGCCGCTCGATAGGTTCCGCAAGCTCCAGACGGATGGTCCGGACGGCGCCCTGACGCTGGAGGACTGGAACGGCCTCCTCGACGAGGTCGGCGCCGCCCTGAGCGAGCTGCGCCAGAAGGCGGCCGGGCAGGATGCCGTGGCCACGCTTGCGATCGAGGTCCTGCTGAAGCGGATCAACGACGTGCTCGACCCGGCCTACGACGCGGTCGCCACCAAGGCGGCTCGGGTCGATGCGCTCCTCGCCACCCTCAACGGTGCCGGCGTCTCGGCGGACGCCGTCCTCGACACGGCCTTGCGGGTGCTCGTCACGCCCGCACAGCGGGCGCTCATCGACACGGCTGCGCAGGCCACGGATCTCGCCAAGGCCGTTCAGGTCGCGGCCAGGATCGGCGTGCGCGACCTCTACCTCTCCGGCTTCTGAGGAACCCCTATGGCAACGGCGGCAGGCCTGCTCGGGCAGGCGGACTTCACGGGCGGGGCCGGGACGGCGGTGCTCTTCACTTGCCCGGACGGGCAGAAGGCCGCCGTCACCGTCACCCTTTGCAACAACAACGAGACCGGCGCGGTGAAGGTGCGCGCCGGCTGGGCGACCGGCAACCGTACGGCACCGCAGGCGTCCGAGTTCGTGCTCGGCGGCGTCGGCGGCAAGACGCTCGCGGCCGGGGAAAGCATCCAGGCGACGATGCTGCTCGGCCCCGGTCAGAAGGCCTGCGCCGGCACGAACGGAACCAACGTGGCCGCGACATGCAGCGGCTTGGTGGAGGCGCTGGCATGAGCATCGCACAAACCGCGACGGCCGGGGGGCGTCAGCGGACCCGTACCGTCAAGATGGCGTTCCTGGCCTCGACCACGATCACCCCGGACGAGCGGTGGCTCGAAGCCTATGGCGTCGTCATGGGTGGCGCGCAGGGCGGGCAGGGCGGCCAGGGCCAATTCAGCAATCAGAACGGTGCATCGGGTGCCGGGGGGCACGGGGGCGGCTACACGGAAGGGCCTGCCACCTTCATGGTCGGTGTGCCCCTGCCGATCACGGTCGGCGCCGGCGGGACGGGTGGCGCGGGAACCCCCTACAGCAATTCCGCCGCCGTGCCGCTCGGTGCGTCTGGGGGGCCTGGTGGAACGTCCAGCATCGGCACCCAACTGAGCGCGACAGGGGGCTCCGCATCAGGGCCGGGGATCGGCGTCGGCGGACTGATCAACAGTCGAGGCGGAAGAGGCGGCGCTGGGGCGGCGGGCAGCTACAGCGGATCAAACACCTATGCGACGCCGGGGGCCGGCGGCGGTTCGGCCGGCAGCAATGCCGGCAACGGCTTCGACGGCGGTGCCGCAATTCGGGTGTTCGATACGCAGAACTATTCCCCCGCCGGGGGCGGCGGGACGGGCGGGCCGGGAGGGGCTGCGCTCATGGGCAATGTCGGTGGCGTGGGGGGCAAGTGCTCGGTCAGCGCGACGCCGGCACTCTCTGTTCCGGCCGACGCGTTCGACCCCCGGTATGCCTTCACCACCGCCGCGACGGGTCCAGGCATCGGAGCGTCCGGCACGGGTGCCATGATGCCGGCTCCCGGCGGGTTCCTCGCCGGGGGACAGGGCGGGACTATTAGCGCCTACACCCCCTATCCCGGCGGGCCCGGCGGTTTCGGCGGCGGCGGTGGCGGCGGGGCGGGGGCCGCCACGAGCGGCAACAATGCCGGTGCGGCCGGTGGGGCCGGCGGCCAGGGCATCGTCATCCTCGAAATCACTCTCGCGGCGTGAGGTCAGCCATGAAGATGCGCCTTGTCGACGGCTTCGTCGCCGACATCTCGGAAGATCCGGCCGGGAGCTTCCACCCCTCGATCGCGGCCGAGTTCATCGACGTGCCGGGCGGCGCGCCGGCTGATCTCCGGCCGGGCTACGGCTTCGTCGGTGGCGTGTGGACCGCGCCGATCGAGCCCGCCCCGCCGCCGGTCGAGCCCGCGCCCCCGGCCAGCTACCGGACGCGGGTGAGCCGGAACGAGTATTACGGCCTGTTCCGGCCGGACGAGGAAGCCCTCATCCGCATCGTCGCGAGCGAGCCGGTCACGGCGGCCGATCTCAAGGCGGCCGACGCGGCCGAGCGCACCCGCCTCATGCGGGTGGCGTCCCTGGCCGTGATGCTCCGGCGCACCGACGCCCTGACGCCCGACAGCGTCATCGACCTCGCCGACCATCAGGTCGAGGCCGGCCTCGACCTGATCGCAGCGATGGACCTGTTGGGCGATGGCCGCCCGGCCGAGATCAAGCGCGGCGTGCCGGCATAGGGAAACGACATGGCAACCGAAGTGAAGCGCCTCGCCGAAACCATCCAGGTCACCGATGTGTCCCGCATCGTGGTGACCGAGATCGTAGAGGTGGACGGGAGAATGATCCGAGCCATCCGCATCTGGGGCGCCGGCAGCGGCGAGGAACTCCCCGCCCTCGAAATCCAAGTCACGGCCCTCACCCCCGAGGCCATCGAGATCACCACACCGGCGATCCGGTTCTAGGACGCCTGGAACTCAACGCTCCGGCGGGGGCGCAGTCGGCGCTGGCACAGGGGAAGCCGGAGATGCCGGAACCGGTGCCGGGGGCACCTTCGGCGCCGGAGTCGTGTCCAGGCCCTCCTGCTGCAAGAGCCTTCGGAGCCTTTCACTGTCCGGGATGGGGGCGTCCTCCGGCCGGGGCTCATTCTTGGGATTGTCGCGCTTGCACGCGCTCGCATCGTCGCCCTTTTCCCGGAGGAAGCAGTAGACTGAGCGCTTGATCGCATCGCGGTAGGAGCAGCCCGTCACGCCCAGTCCAACGACCACCAGGATCCCCAAGGTCCCGAGAATCAACTTCAACACCGATTGGTTTCCTTAAGCTTTTGCATCTCCGGCAAGGGGGTCTCATATTCGCTGGAAACCAACAACGCCCCCCTCGGGGTGAGGCCCTCGCGTCCGGAGCGAAGCGCTTCGCGGCGTCCCGCTGCCTCTCCGCTCGATAACGTCGCGCCACTGCGTGTGACGGTTTAGCCGAGGGACAGCCGATGCCTGCCACCACTCCCCATGTCGGCGTCCGGGCGTATTTCGATCCGCTGGAAACGGCGTCGTTCCTCATCGCCGACATGTCCACCATCGGCGGAGCATTCACGGCGCCCCTGGCCGACCCGCTCCTGTTTCCCCTCAACGTGCCGGTCCACTTCACCACCGACGATCTGGCGATGACAACGGCCATCGGGGCGACGGGGACGCTGAAGTGGCTGACGGATGCCTGCATCGGTGAAGGCATCATCGCGTCCATCGTGGCGACCCGCGTCACGGACGATCCCGACATCGAAGATGCGATGGTCAACATCTGCGGCTCGGCGTCGAACCGCACCGGCCTGTGGTCGCTCCTGGAGGCGGAGGCCGAGACCGGCATCGCGCCCGATATCCTGATCGCGCCGGGCTACACCTCGCAGCGCCTCGGCAACGCCGCCAACCCGGCCGCCACGGTGATCGACGCCCTGTGCGAGCGCATCATCACGGGCGTAGGCGTGGTGGACACGCCCTCGACCTCCAAGGTGGCCGCCGTCGAGCACGCGGCCGACTTCGCCGAGACGCTCAACCTCATCGCCATCGCGCAGGGCGTGCGGGTGATGGGACCGTCCGGCACGCCCATCGTCCGCCCGGCCTCGTCGCACGTCGCCGCGCACATCGCCGGTTACGACAAGCGCCGGGGCGCGCCCTACTACAACCCCGGCAACCAGGCGCTGAAGGGCATCCTCGGCCCGAGCCGGGCCGTCTCCTTCCGGATCGACGATCCCGATTGCGAGGCGAACTACCTGCTTCAGCGGGGCTGCAACAGCTTCGTTCAGATGGTGAAGAACCGGACCTCGCGGAGCGTCAACGCCCCCCAGGGCAAGAATTTCTGGGGCTTCTTCAACACGTCTTCAAACCCGCGCTGGCGGGCGATCAACATGGTCCGTACCCGCAAGGCGGTGCGCGAGGTCATCCCGCGCACCCTGGCGCAGTACATCGGCCGCAACCTCGGGCCGCACCTCATCACCACCATCGGGCGCGGGATCGAGGGGTTCCTCGGCGAGCTGCACGGCCTGCCCGAGCCGGCGATCCTGTCCGGCTGGCGGGTGCTGTGGCCGCGCGACCTCAACGCCAACGGCACGCTCGCCGTCGGCGGCTCCGCCTTCCGGGTCAAGTTCCAGGAGGCGCCGCCCCTCGTCGACCTCCAGATCTTCACGGAGCCCAACGAGGCGTCCTTCGACATCACGGCGGCCGAGATCGCGGCGGCCATGACGGCCTTCAACGTCCAGGGCCAGCTCTACGGCGCCTGAGGGGAACCACCATGGACAACGTCATCCGGGGCGGAAACTGGTGGTGGGGCCAGTTGAACGCGTGGCGCGTGCTCGAGGAAGTCGAGATGCCCGAGATCGCCCACGCCCTCGACAGCTTCGGCCCCTCGGGCCACCACATGTCCGTGGAGTTTCCCGAGGACATGAACCCGCTCACCGCCTCGGTGAAGCACCGCACCAACGACCCGCAGGTGCGCGGGCTCTGCGGGCGCGTGCCGCCGAACTACGTCGAGGCGACGTACTACGAGAACCTGGAGAGCTTCCGGCCGGGCGGGACGCCGAGCGGGCGCATCGTCCTGTTGCGGGGCCTCCTCAACTCGGTGAAGTCGAACCCCGTCAAGGGCGTGAAGCGCTCGGACGTGGACTACAGCTTCACGACGATCGTCTACTACCACGACCTCTACGACGGGCGCTCGATCCACCGCTTCGATCTGTTCGGCGGGCCGGGCCAGACCCTCGTCGACGGCGTGAACCCCTTCGTCCACCGGGCGCAAAACCTCGCCATCGCCGGAGGCATCGTCCTGTGAGCAGCGGCATCCCCAACAAGCCGATCGACGCCTATCCCGTGGCGGATCTTGGCGACCTTCCAATCCCGCCGATGCCGCCCGAGGCGCCGGCCGGCACGGCCCCCGCCCCGGCCGTCCCGGCCCCGGCGGCCGACCTCGCCGAGGCGGCGGTGCTGACCTTCCTCGATCCCGCCGCCGTGCGGGCGACGGTGCCGCTTCAATTCCCCTTCAAGCTCCCCGACCGGGTGGTACGCACGATCGAGGTCCGGCGGCTCAACGGCGCCGAGGTCGGTCGGATCGCCAACGAGCGCGGCGAGGCGGTCGAACTCTACGATTTCTATGCCGCGATGTCGGGCCTGCCGAAGGCCGTCCTGCGCGGCCTGATCGACGACGATCTGGAGGCGTTCCTGGAGAAAGCCCGCCCTTTCTTGTGCCGGTTCGCCAGGGACGTCTTCTTGTCCCCGATTGGCGAGAGTGGCGCGGCCTCACCCGGCGTGCCGGACGCGCCCTCGGCGATCCCTGGTCCCGTGTCCTGACCTATCCGTGGACCGAGATCGTCCTCGCGGCGGTCGAGGACCAGGAGAACGAGGCCGAGGGCGGTGCCGGAGCCCTGATCGAAGCCCTCATGGCTATCCGCGCCGCCATGGACTGATCCCATGTCCAATCTCGACGTCGCCCTCCGGCTCCGGCTGATCAACGGCCTCAAGGCGGGGGCCAGCGAGGCCAAGCGCGATCTCACCGGCGTCCGCAAGGCCGCCGAGGGCCTCGGCAAGGCCCAGGCCGGGGATGGTCTCTCCCGCTCCCTCGACAAGGCCGGAGGATCGGCGCGCAAGGCGAAGGTCGACGTTGCCGCCGTGGGTGAGGCCGCCGGCAAGGTCTTTCGCACTCCCGCCGGGGATGGTCTCTCCCGCTCCCTCGACAAGGCCGGAGGATCGGCGCGCAAGGCGAAGGTCGACGTTGCCGCCGTGGGCGAGGCCGCCGGCAAGGTCGCTCGCACTCCCGCCGGGGACGGTCTCTCCCGTTCCCTCGACAAGGCCGGCGCCTCGGCACGCAAGGTCAAGACCGACGTCGCAGCCGTGGGCGAGGCCGCCACGTCGGTCGGCAAGGCGCGCGGGCTCGACGGGCTCGGCCGCGACCTCGACAAGACGGACGCGAAAGCCCGCAAGCTCAAGCGCGGCCTCGACGAGGTGGGGCGCAGCCGTGGACGCGGCGGCAGCGGCATCGAGCCCCTGTCGCGTGATCTGGAGGGTGCCGTCGCGCGGGCCAAGCGGCTGGAGCGGCAGCTTGCCGGGCTGCGCAGCACCCGTGGGTTCAGTGCCATTGCCCCCACCCTCGACGCCGCTGCCGCGAGCGGTGCACGGGTTGCGCGGGCCACCACCCGGATCGCCAGGGACCTCGACAAGGCCAAGGGCAGCGCCGCCGATCTCGCTGGCCTCTACGAGCGCATCGCCGTGGCGGCGGGACGCGCCGGCCGCGCCAGCGTGGAGTTGCGGCGCCCGATCGGACGCGGCGGACGGGGCGCCCCCTCCGGCGAGATCCCGCAGGGGCCGGCCGCCCGGCGGCGGCTGACCCCGGACGGCGCGGCGGCGGGTGCCAGCCCCCTCGCGGCCGGGCTGACGAGCGGCCTCGCCGTGCGCTTCGGAGCCGCTGCCGCCGGCCTCGGGGGCGGGGCGATCATGGCCGGCAACACCCTGCGCCGGTCCGCCAAGAGCGCGATGGACTTCGAGCGGGCGCTGATCGAGGTCGGCAAGGCCACCAACGCGTCCGGTGCGGACCTCGATGCCTACGGCGAGAAGCTGATGAAGCTCTCCCGTGAGACCGGCGTGACGAAGGAAGGGCTCGCCGGGATGCTGGCCAGCGCCGGCTTTGCCGGGCGCCCGGTCGAAGACCTGATGCGCTTCACCGAGTACGCCAGCAAGGCGACGAAGGCTTGGCGCACGAGCGAGGACGAGACCTCCCAAGGGCTCGCCGAGCTGGGCAACATCTATCAGGCCGATCAGGCGCGTATCGAGCAGATCGGCGACGCCATCAACACGATGGCGGACAAGAGCGCGTCGAAGGAGAGCGACCTCCTCGAATACCTGCGCCGGGCGGGCGCCTCGGCGAAGGGCTCGAACATCTCGGCCGAGGAAACCCTGGCCTTCGGTGCGGCCATGAAAGAAGTCGGCGTCCGCACCGACGTGGCGGCGACCGGCTTCGAGGCCCTGCTCAACGTGCTGAAGCTCGGGGACAAGTTCTCCAAGAAGGCCGGCGAAGGCCTGGAGGCGCTGGGCTACAAATCCACCGCACTCCGCAAGGCGTTCGTCGCCAAGCCCGTCGAGACGATGATCGGCCTGCTCGAAAAGCTCAACACGGTCGCGGACCCGCTGAAGAAGGCGGAGATCATGACCGACCTGTTCGGCAAGGAGTACCAGGACGACATCGCGAAGCTCCTCAACGCCCTGCCCCAGCTGAACAAGTACCTCGGCATCATGCGCGACCGGAGCCAATCGGCCGGCTCGGTGCGCGTCCAGTTCGCCGAGCAGATCGGGAAGGACGTCTCGAAGATCGACCGCGCGACGGCGTCGATCGACGTCCTGCAGAAGCGCCTGGGCGAACCGATCAAGGTGTTTGCCGGCGGTGTCGCGGAGCAGATCAACGAGTGGGTCGACAAGCTGGAAAAGGGCGACACCACCGCCCAGCGCCTCATCGCGAGCCTGAAACAACTCTCCGAGATGGCGTCGAAGGCCGGCCCCCAGGACGACGGGAACGGAGACCCGCTGGGGCGTCTCAGCACCGGCATCATCCGGCAGTTCGATCCGAAGTTCGGCAAGAGCCCCGAGGACCAGGAGGGCATCGAGCGCGAGCGCGAGGCCGAGCGGCAGAGGGCGGTGATCGCCAACCGCGACCGGCTGGCGGAGGATCTGCGGAAAGCGCGCGAGCGGCGCGAGGGCGTGGTCAAACGGGCGACGCCGTTCCTCAAGGGCGGACCGGGCCTCCAGCGGGACGCCGCCGCTGACAGCGTCGCGAAAAGTCAGACCCAGATCTCCCGGCTCGAAAACCAGCTCGCGGCGGCCGAGGCCGCCGTGGCCGAGGTGATGGCGGCACGGGCCAGGGAGGTCGAGGCCATCGAGCGGTTGATGCAGACCGTCCACGCCATGGCGCGCCTGAAGGGCTTCGGCACGAGCGGGCCCGTTGGCG